AACTCTAAACTTCACACCATATGTAACTGGTAGTGCTTCTGCTACCAAACCTTATGAACCATATTATTACGACCCCGTATATGATATGCGTGACTTAGATGAAGATGGAGCACCAGACAATCCTGGTTCTGTTTTATATCGTGTTCCTGTAAGGACAGGACAAAAAGATAACTACAACCTAGGTGTAGGTTTCTCTGCTACATGGTCTCGTCCTTTGGATAAGAAACTACAGGACCAATGTAAAGAAGCAGCTGCCGCTAACATCGCACTGATGCAACAGCAAACTGCTAACAAGAGATTAGATTTTGAGATTGCAAGACTAAAAAATTGTGGTGAGTTGATTCAAAAAGGAATCATGTTTCATCCCAAGTCACCTTACTATTCAGTGTGTGCTGACGTTGTTGTGATGAATAAGAACAAAATTGCTCCACACATTCATTCTATCCCTTCGGTTTCAACACCTTCTTCAAAGCCCGAATCGCCTCCGTCCGTTCGCGCTGAAGATCTCGGCGCTCCATTACAGACAAAATCTTCACTTCTTTCCCCCTAATCTTAGCAATCTTTTTCATAACTTTCTTGACCGTTGGTTTGATAACCTTTAGTAGGATATCTGCCAGCGGTTTTGCCATAAGTGCTGATGCTGTTGCGACAACAGCAATACCACCAGTAGTCATGACAGCACCAGGACTAGGGAGACCAGCAATGATTTGTTCTGGTAGAGGCACTGGTTCTGTAATCTGAATACACTGATTGCCAACTAACTGATAGTCAGTGACCTTCTTTCTAAACCCCTCAATGTATGTACCGACAGGTTCCTTTGCCTGCTGTGCTGGTGTGGGGCAGTCCACCTTAGCAGTAGCAGGTGGTGCTGCTGGTGGCAATTCTACTTGTCCAGGAGGTTTTGGTTTCTCCTTTTGCCTTGTATCAACACCAGCAGGAGCAGTGGGAACTATTTGTTCAGGTTCAAAATTAATAGGATTATAACTGGGAACGCCAGCGTCACAATACGTAGCCAGACCTCTCTGGTCATCACTTCCGAGAGTTTTGGATTTGTTGTTTGATTCGTGTGCTTCGACACAACCTGGGATGTCCACTACAGGCACACCAATATTTACCACTACAGGAGGTGCTGGTGGCAAAGAAGTTGAAGTTGTATTAAGAGTATCAATAACAGGAGGAATATCAAGTTGTCTTATTTGAATACCCCTAGTGCCAATATCACGAATCTCCATTAGTCATCGTCTTTAAATAAATTCGCAATCGCAGTTAATGCTGAGTGAAATGCAACATAAAGGAAAAATGTATTCTCTGCATCATTCTTCTTCTTTTTACGAGTTGATGAAACCATAACTTTTAATAACAATCTACCTTATTTAACGATAACCAGAAACTTTTAATAAAACTCTCAGCAATCATTCATCATACTACCGACTTGACTACCTAAATCAGAACCAACTCTGCCACCTAGAAGAGTTACCCAACCAGCAGCCAACCATCCTATGTAAGGGATATTGACGACTGCAGGCACGAGAGCACCAGCAGCGATGCTAGTCCCTGCTAGGGCACCTTGAGAGCGTGCTCCAGCGTCCGCCCGTATGCACTCTTCGCTTTTCGCACCTAACTTTCCCTCGGGGTCCAATGCCCCGCCTCCTAGGTTTCTAGCACCGTCCATAGTGTACTGGTCTACACGCCACTCTCTTCTACGAGTTGTGCCGCCACCAAAGAATCCTTTCTTATCCTGATCTAACTGCAGAGACCTTTCAGAGTTTAGGATAGCGGGGTCGTTTGCTTTAAATTCAATCTTGTAACCATCCTTGTTTGCTTCTACCTTGTAAGAAGAATAGTCACCACTAGGAAAGTTAATAACAGGATACTGAGGGCGAGTTGCATTTAACAGATGCCCAAGGACTCCAATGTGAGCAACACCAACGAGAGCACCTAATGCCAATCCAACAATCTTTATTGGCGATTTTTTCTTTGTTGGTGTTTCCATTGGTGCTTCCTCAACGGGGGTTTCCTTGGACTTCCAGAATGCCATGATTAGAAGGGAATAGCGGGACCTGTCGTCGTTGGAAGGGACGAACTACCTTGAGGGATTGCTCCACCAGTCGCTGAGGGCATCTTAGGCATCTCTGGCATAGCACCCTGAATCATACCAGGGAGCGCCTCAGAGATTGACTCTGTTGCTGCTTTGATTGCCTGCTCCTTAGCAGACTCGATGAGTGCATCTTTATTCAGAAGCACATAAGCACTGCCACCGATAAGACCTAAGGAGGTCAAACCAGACAACAGTGCTACTACGTTAATCAGTTTTTGCATCTTTCTTAGGCTCCACGGCAGAAACAACTTCAGGCTCTTTCTTTGCCACTGGTGCTTTAGCAGGTGCAGCGCCGCCACTCTTTGCAGGAGACAGTCCGAAGGCAGCTAAGGAACCAGAGAAGACCGAAGCAATGAAGGTAGGATCAAAATCAAGAATCTTTTGACCGTTTGGAAGTCTAACGTAACTAAAGGTTAGGAGAGAAGCAGACCAAATAAGTACAACAACTTTCACCAAATTACCAAGGACTTCACTTTTATCTTCATGCTGGTCGTCTTTCTCTTCTACCTTTGCTTTGGATTTATTTCCGAGCATTGGTATAGGAGTAAGGCAGCTCTATTTATGATTCTGCAGGTTGACGCTTCTTACCAATATTATACTTGGATTCAAGAGACCACTCATGCTTTTCTTTAAAAGCAATGACTTTAATTTGACTCAACGGTGCAGCATCCTTTACTGTATCTTCTTTAACAATTTCTACCAAACCCCAATCGGATAAGAGTTTGATAATACGGTTACGTCTTTGAACATCGTTTTCAGAAAGATTTGCACGCTTACCATCTAGTGCAAATAGTTCTTTAAAGTGAACAATGTAGTATTGACCTTTCTTGTGAAGAATATGACAAGACTGATACAGTTTCTTTTCTTTGCGAGAAGCAACTCCAATACGGGTAAGAGTCTCACGAACTTTCAGGAAATCATCAGGTTCCTTCAAGTTCACTTCTACCATATCTTCTTTTGTCCACTGAACTTCTTTAAGTTCACTCATCGTTTCTTACCCCCTTTATTCAGTTTGGTTCTAATAATTTCAAGTTGGTTTTCGGTAAGAATCCTGAGTGCTTGCATTGCTTTCTCGGTTGAATAACCATAGAACTCTTTGACAAGTTCAATATCCTTCACCTTTTCTTTCTTACCCCAAGGAGAAAATCTCTTGCGGGGTCTCACCGTATTTATAAAGAAATCATACTGAAGTTTCTTATCGAGTCCAGGATACTGATTCATCTCGTTTGCAAACATCACCGTATCCATGTGATGTGACATACACTTATTGATAATGTACGGAGGATAATTCTTTTCCCATGCAGGGTCTTCGTCCTCCATCAGATTCTTTTTAGAAAGATTGATAGAGTTAAGATAATCCTTCAGAGGATACCTTTCATCAAATGACATAATTTAGAAGAAGAAGTTCTTTACGTTGTTGTTGGTCTTTCATGTAATCACCAACGGAGCGCATCGTATAAGTATGGTCATACTCATAGGGTTTCCAATCAATAAATCTAGACTTGATTAGATTGGAAGAATTATAGGAAACCATCTGGTCACACTCGTGCTTATCACAAGCATAGAAAAACTCATCGTGGTCAAATCCTTTGTGCATATTTCCACGTTTGCCATAGAGACTAGACTTAATATCATAAGGAGGGTCTAGATAAACAAACACATCTCTCTCATCTGTCAATAACTGTGCGTATGACAAATTAGTGATTTGCCACTTTTGAATGAGTCGTGAATAGTAGGGGAGTTTGTCAATTCCTCGCATCGTAAAGTTGTTGTCTGACGCCTGCCTGCTAAAGGATGAGGACTCAGAGAGACCAGAAAAAGAGCACTTGTTAACAATATAGAAACTGACAGCACGGTCCTTAGGAGTAGTGACTCTCGGATCTCTTGAGAGATACTCTTTAGCATCCAAGAAAAGAGATTTTGCCGAAGAGGGGTCAGGGTGCCTTTGTTTAAGTTGGACGAGTTCGTTCTTAATTTCATTGCTGTTCAACTGGAGTTGCTTCCAGAACGTATAGAGAGGTTCGTACAAATCATTCACCCAAATATCTAGGTGAGGATACATCTGTGTTACATACAATGCTACAGAACCGCCGCCAAGGAAAGGTTCACGAAACTCTTTGTAGTCAGAAAAAAGTGGAAAGAACTCTGCCATCTTCTTAACAGCACGAGACTTACCACCAGGATAACGAAGGGGAGTTTTCAGGGAGGTCATAGAATCAATTGCTTTTCAGGGAGGACGATGTTACTACCAAAAATTTTAGCATATTGTTCAACAACAGGAGGTGCTACTTCAACAGAATAGATAACATGCTTCATATCCAGAGCAATCTCAGGTGCATCTGGATTAATAACAGTTGCCCATGGAGCAAAACCTACCTGCCCCTGCTGAGGAATAATAACCAAAGCATTCTGGATAGTCAGGATACCGTTCTTCCAGTCAAGAACCTCTGCAACAATTTCTTCACCAGTGATGAGTCGAATAAGTTTTACGTCTTTCATTTGAAATTACACTCCAGCATTAGTTGGGTCAAACAAGCGAGTAGATTGATTTCCTGGTCCACAACAAAAGCAGACTTATATTGATACTCAGCAATAATCAAAACGGCAGCAGCAACACTAGGACCATCCATCACAGTAGACAGATTGTCATAAAGTTTACGCATGATTGAAGTGGGGTCAGCATCAAGATTTTGTGTCACCCACTTTTTAACATCATTGAACTTCTTATCTTTCAGTGCCGATACAAGAGAGTCTACGTTGGCATCACCTAGCGTCGCCAGAATGCCAGTGTCAATAGACCCCGTGCTTGCATATCGTTGAAGTTCGTTGAGGGTGCGTCGGAAGTCGGGGAAGTATTTTTGTACGACTTCTGCCACAACTCTAGGAGCGAAGGTGACCTCCTCGCGTTGGAGGATATCTCGGCAACGATTGAAGAAAGCACCTGCCAACTCCTGCTTAGTTTGTCCACGGACATTAAATTCAACTACCGTTGTACGACTATGTAGGGGCTCAATAATTTTGTTTTTGAAATTACAAGTGAATATGAACCGACAGTTTTTCTGGAACTCTT